GGTAAGTCTACCATTGCAAAGAACTTGATTGGTTGGTATTGGCATATTGAAACAGATCAATTCTGGATGAAGGATGGCGAATACAAGTTTGATGCATCTAAGTTAGGTGAAGCACATCAATGGTGTCAAGATGAAACTCGCAATTTGATGAATCGAGGTTTCTCTCCTGTAGTGTCTAACACATTCACTACTAAAAAGGAATTGCAACCTTACTTCGATATTGCAAAAGAATTTGGTATTCGACCACAAGTCATTCTGTGTCAAGCGTCCTTTGGTAACATTCATAGCGTTCCAGAAGAAACACTGAAGCGTATGGCTGCACGTTTTGAATACGACATCTCTGACCTATGAAACCATATCTACATGCAAGAATCCATGCCAAAAAATACGGTGGAAAACCTGAAGACTACGCCGACATCGACGACTTCATCGACAGTTCTAAAGCAGCCGTGGCTGACGTACGGCACCGGGCAATTCTGCACTCTGCGTTTGGGTGTTTCGTCGTCGAAAGAACTTTTGGTCGTACACGCATCAACTCAGACGGGAAAGAGTATTCTCCACGAGACGTAGCAGAAGATCACATCTTACAGGATTTAGGTTTTCTTCCAACAATGGAGCAATACCTCAACAACATGACCATTCAGCCTTGGATGAGTGGAACCATGAAAAGCAACCAAGTGACCCGTAAACATATTAAGTTGGAAGATTAAATTATGACTAAAGCGACTATCATTCAAGCACCTATCAAAGGTGCATTAGGTAACGAAGTTCAAGTTGGTGACACCGTCATGGTAGTTACAACTGGATGGGGCAATACGTATTGCACTAAAGGTAAGTATATTGGTTATGTTGAAGGCAAAGGTTACTACAAACACCGTGCTAAAGTAGAAGTACAAGAGAAAAAATATGTTCGTTATTGGAATGACACTGGTGCAAAGTTCCATTACAGTGGTGAACGTGAACGTAACATGATGGGTAACCGCGCTAACTATTACGAATTGTTACAAAAGGAAACTACTGTTAAGGAAGAACCTTACACTCGTGTAACTACATTGAACCTGAATCGTATTGCAACTCTGAAAGACTAATATGGATAGCGCACTGCAAACTGAATTTAACAAACTGATCAAAGACCAAGAAGAATTGCGTCGTCAATTCCAAGAACGTGCTCAAGAATTGTTTAAGAGCATCACTAAGGAATTCTTTGAGAAGAATCCAGGAATCACTGGTGTTGTATGGACACAATATACACCTTACTTTAATGATGGTGAGACATGTGAATTTAGCGTGAATGATTGTACATTCACTAATGCTCCAATTGATGAACTTGACAATATTAGTTGGGGAGACTATGATGGCGACACCGAAGGCGTCTGGGCAACTGAGAATGTCGCTCATGTGTTGAGCACTGATAGAGAATATTACAAAGAAATGCGCGAGTTGATTATGTCTAAAGGTGGCGTCGATCCTGAATCATGCAAATTGTTTAGTGATGCAATCTGTTCAAGTGAAATGGAAGATGTCATGTTAGCAATGTTTGGTGACCACGTTAAAGTGATTGCCACTCGTACAGGCTTTGATGTGGACGACTTTAGTCACGATTAAACTGTAACCTTTTGTACTATATGTACAAGCTACTAAATTTGTGGTATAATATAATCATGAATTTAGTAGAACACCTCAAATCACGTCATCTCGACCTTCAACTTCACAGGCCTATGCTTGATGAAGTTGAAGGCGTTGCTACATTCTACCTCTACAATTTGTCAGGTCAACTTGTAGGTTACCAGCAATATAGACCACTAGGTGAAAAGAAGCCTAACAACAATCCTAAGGAAGGTAAGTACTTCACTTATAAGAAGCAACCTACACTTTCTGTTTGGGGTGTTGAGTCACTTCATCTTTCTCCTAATGTAGTGTTCGTTACAGAAGGTGTCTTTGATGCTGCCAGATTGACATCCAAGGGCTTCTCTGCGCTTGCTGTATTGTCCAATAATCCTACACTTGACCTTCGTAATTGGCTTACCTGTTTAAACAGGAAGGTTGTTTGTGTATGTGATAATGACGCAGCGGGTAGAAAGCTTGCAAAGTTTGGCGACTACGTTGAGTATATGAATGAGAAAGATCTTGGAGAATCTACAGACGAGGAGGTTGAAAATTTATTGAAAAAATATGCATAAAGCCCTGTACAGCGGGCCTATTTTGTGGTATAATAAATCTAAGCATGATATATAGAATATATCAAGACTAACTAAGGAGTTTAGAATGTCAGAGAAAATCAAAGCCGGTATCTTCATCGGTCGATTCCAACCAGTCCACCAAGGACATGTACATGCGTTAGGAATCGCAGCATCCCAAGTAGCTCAGCTCTACATCTTTGTGGGATCAGCAAATCAATGTCGCAGTATTAAGAATCCATGGACGTTCCAAGAGCGTAAAGCTATGTTGATGGCTAAGTTGCATGCTCAACGTATCTTCAATTATGAGATTGTTCCTTTGAACGATTATCAATATAGTGATACTCAGTGGATGTCTGATGTACGAGCAAGCATTGAACACTTCACTGATGAAGTTCCAACATTGTTTGGACACATGAAAGAAGGTAACAACTATCTCAAGTGGTTCCCTGATTGGAAGTTCAAGAACATTGAATCACAATACAACATCAATGCTACAGCAATTCGTGCTAAGATGTTTGAAGACGATTGTTCAGATATGCCAATGACTGTTCGTGCGGATCGAGTATTCTATAACAAAGAAAAAGAATTGTTTAAGAATTACCCATTCCCTGAAACATTGAACTTCAACTGTGGTGATGCTATCCTTGAATGTCAAGGTCACATCCTCTTGATCAAACGTAAGTTTGCACCAGGAATGGGTACATGGGCACTTCCTGGCGGGTTCCGCAATCAACGTGAAACATTCCTTGATTGTGCTATCCGTGAATTGATGGAAGAAACTAATGTTCGAGTTCCTGAAAAAGTTCTTCGTGGTTCTATCGTAAAGACAGAATTGTTTGATGATCCTAGTCGATCATTTGGTATTCCACGAAATACTCTGGCGGTCTACATGCGTGTCAATCCTGACCCAGATGGAAGTCTACCACGAGCAAATGGCGCAGATGATGCAGCCGAATGCAAATGGGTTCCACTCACCGACGCATTGAATAGCTATGATCTATATGACGATCACAAAGCTATCATCTCAAAAATCACAGGTGTTATGCCAATGCCTGCATTCGTAACTTTAAAGTAAGGAGCTTACTATGAAACTCGCTAAAAACCTCTTGTTGAACACCGACAGCTACAAAGTTAGCATGTTTAAACAATACCCAGTCGGCACTACTGGTGTCTATTCTTATATTGAATCTCGTGGTGGTAAGTATGATCAAACTCTCTTCTTCGGTCTCCAAGCGTTCATCAAAGAATACTTATTGGAGCCTATCACACAACGAGACATTGACGTTGCAGCATCAATCCTTGAAACCCACGGTGAACCATTCAACCGCGAAGGTTGGCAATACATCCTCGATGCACACCAAGGTTTCTTGCCTCTGGTCATCCGAGCAGTCCCAGAAGGTACGGTGGTTCCTGTAAGCAACGTGTTGGTAACTGTTGAGAACACTGACCCTAAGTGTTTCTGGTTGACAACATATTTGGAGACTGCATTGCTTCGAGCTGTATGGTATCCTACAACCGTAGCAACTCAATCATGGACTATTAAGAAAGTGATTGCTGATTATTTGGAGAAGACTGGTGACCCTGCTGGTATCGATTTTAAGTTACACGACTTTGGTGCTCGTGGTGTTAGCTCTCTTGAGTCTGCCGCAATTGGTGGCGCAGCCCACTTGGTCAACTTTATGGGCACTGATACTATTTCTGGCTTGCTTTTCGCTTCTGAGTACTATAACGCTGGTGTTGCAGGATTCTCAATTCCTGCAATGGAGCACAGCACAGTCACCAGTTGGGGTCGTGAGAAGGAAGTAGAAGCATACCGTAATATGCTTAAGCAGTTCGGCCGTGAAGGTTCTATCTTGGCAGTAGTGAGCGACTCATATGACATCTTCAACGCAGCAAGCAAACTCTGGGGTGAAGAACTCAAGGACGAGGTTATCGCCTCTGGTGCAACAGTGGTTATCCGTCCCGACTCTGGTGATCCTGTGGAAGTTAACGTCAAACTCGTGCAAATCTTAGGAGAGAAGTTTGGATACACTACAAACGCTAAAGGTTTCCGAGTACTCAACAATGTTCGTCTTATTCAAGGTGACGGTATTAATGAACTTACTGTTCGTAGCATTCTCGGAGCCTTCATGGCAATGGGATGGAGTGCTGATAACATTGCATTTGGTATGGGCGGCGCTCTGCTTCAAATTGTGGACCGTGATACACAACGATTCGCAATGAAGTGTTCAGCAATGAGTACTACTAAACTTGTTGTAGATGGTGATCAAGGTACACGATACGTAGAAACTTGGTTTGATGTACAGAAAGATCCTATCACTGATAGTGGTAAAAAGTCTAAAGCTGGTCGTGTCAAGTTGTGGACTAACTCTGGTGGTGAATTTGCCTCTGGTGTAACTGCTCCAACCGGTTGGTCAGACAAAGGTATCGGTGGATGGACAGAAGCTTTGGTTCCTGTCTATTGGAATGGTAACCTAAGCAAAGAATACACCTTTGACGAGGTACGAGCAAACGCTCGCAAATAAACTTAATAGGCCCTGAAATACGGGCCTATTTTGTGTTATAATAGTAGTATAGAAACAATGCTTTAATTTTGGAAATACAATGTCACACTTTTTTCGTAATGGTAACACTTTTCGCGTAGCTGATAACAATGCTTTGGACATGCATGCTCACTTGCCTGTGGGTAATTACATTGTCAAGCAGGATGCTTTCAAGAACTTCTACTTGGAAATGATTGAAGGCTTTAAACAGATTCCTAAGTTGTATGGTGATACTCAACGCAATAGCGATCGTATCATGTCAACCTTCTTGTCTCGTGATAACAGCACTGGTGTCCTATTGAATGGCGAAAAAGGTTCAGGCAAATCATTGCTTGCCAAGACATTGTCTATTGATGCAGCTCATAAGTGGAGCATTCCAACAATCGTTATCAATCAACCTTGGGTTGGTGATGACTTCAACAAACTGATTCAAGACATTGATCAACCATGCGTTATCTTGTTTGATGAGTTTGAGAAAGTGTACGATCGTGATACACAAGAAAACATCTTGACTTTGTTGGATGGTGTATTCCCTACTAAGAAATTGTTCATCTTGACATGTAATGATAAGTATCGCATTGATACTCACATGCGTAACCGTCCAGGTCGTATCTTCTACATGTTGGACTTCAAAGGCTTGGGTACTGAGTTCATTCGTGAATATTGTGAAGATAGTTTGAAGCAAGAACTCAAGACACATATTCCAAAGATCTGCGACATTGCAATGTTGTTTGATCAATTCAACTTTGATATGTTGAAAGCAGTCATTGAGGAAATGAATCGTTACGACGAAGCTCCACAAAATGCAATGCGCATGTTGAACGCTAAACCTGAATTCTCAAGTGATGTTAAGTTCACCGTGTTGTTTACTTATAAAGGTAACCACATTACAACAGGTCACATCCCTAAGACTTGGGAAGGTAACCCAATGACAGCGGATCGTATCCGCTTTGACTTCAATCCAAATCCACCTAAGAAGAACACTAAGGAAAGCGAAGTTGATATTCTTCTTGGTGACGATGAAGATGATCAATGGACTACAGTGTTCTTTAGTTCAGGTGATTTGACTCAAGTGTTACCTAAGGATGGTGTCTATACATTCATCCAAGGTGATAGCAAGTTGGTGTTGACTAAGGTTGTTGAGAAGTTCTTCCACTGGGATGCTCTATGATAAAAGAGAAGGTAGTTAATTGGATTGGTGATGATTACAAAAGTCATAAACTTCGTTTTTGTCTTGAGGTCCTTGCTTGGATTCTTAGCATTGGTTGTGCTCTCACTATGGCACTCACCGTTCCAAATCCACCTCTCAAACTTCTTTACATCCCTTGGGTATGTAGTACTGCTATATACGCTGGGTGTGCTTATAGTCGCCGTTCCTTTGGGATGTTGGCTAATTACATTTTATTGGCCATCATTGATGGAATCGCATTAAGTAGGATGTGGTTGTAATGCAACTAACACAAAAATACATAAGTTTACCTGTACAAAGCCCAGCCCCACAAACTGCACCTTTTGTTAAACCATTATCATATGAATTTCGTGTTGCAGAATATGTTGATGATACTGGAAAGATCGAAAGAGTTAGTCTTCAAGTTCAAGTTTGGGAGCATGATGAATATGGTGCAGGCAATGTAAAGGCATATTGGCACGAAGTACCACGGTGTAAGATTGATAAGAATGGTACGATTTTACCGGATTTGATTTAATGAATACATTTACTACAGATGAAATTGAGCACATTAAAAGTGCTAAGGTTAAAATTCAACGTGCTTTAACTGAAAAGTTTATGGATCCACTCATCAGAGCTGATTTGCATAGAATTATTATGGAAGAGTGTGTTCTTTCTGGTGGTGCAATTTCATCTTGCATTAGACGTGAAACCCCTAATGATTTTGATTTGTACTTCAAGACTTATGAAGGCATGGATAAGTTTACAAAGTTCATGGCAATGAAGCATAACCAAAACGTTATTAAAGATAACGATTCAAAGTATTCAACTACTTTGCTTGCTGGTAAGTTAGTAACTGCTAATGCAACCACACTGTTTAATGACTTGCAATTTATTACATTGTCTATTTTTGAAGAACAACAAAAAGCATTTGACTTCATTCATTGTAAACCATATTACGATATTGGTGAATCTCAATTGTTTATTTCTAAGCCTGAATTCATGTCAATCATGCAACGCCAATTGGTAGTAAATGGTTCAAATGAAGTTTCTGTTAAACGCCTCGATAAATTTAAGGATAGAGGATGGACACTTCCAGACGTGACACTAATATCAAACTCGGAATGGGAATGATAATTCTTTCTTTGATAGCATTATGTTCTATTACATATAACCTGTCAAAGAAAGAACCAAAGATGATTAGGATTGATTGTAGTGTTGCTGAATTTAATCCTGAAATTCCAAATGAAATTAGAAAAGCTTGTAGGGATCTACGAAATGCCAAATACACATGAAGATGAGAAGTTAAAGCATAGTGAACGTATCCATCAAAAGGAAACTAAACTCGAAAGCAAGATGAGACTTGCTAAAGAGTATAACCACGAGCATGCTCTAAAGAATCCGCACAAGTATCATAAAACATCCTTGATGACTTGTGGTGATTCTAATTGTGTTATGTGTATGAACCCTCGCAAAGCGTTTGGTGAGAAGACAATCCAAGAACGTCGAGCAGAACAAGATAAATTACACAATGAATGAAGACCGTATGCTGATTATGCAAGCAGTGTTAGCGGGTCAAATAGGTGTTGAACATGTCACTCTTGATGAAATTGTGATGTGTGAGGATATGCTGTTTGAAGAATATGCTTCTACTGTTACACCTTTTCAAACCTACCATGTTGTGCAATAAGCCTGTACAGCGGGGTTATTTCTGTGATATAATAGATCTATGGAAAAAATTAAATTATACCTCGACATGGATGGTGTCTTTACGAACTTCGAAAAGGCATTTCGTGTTTACAATCCTGGTTATACATGGGATCGTAAACTATTTCATCATGCAATTCTTGAAGGTAAAATCTTTGAGACACTTGAATGGATGCCTAATGCTCAAGACTTCCTTGAAGAAATTCGTAAAATCGAACAAGACTTTGTGGTTGACATTGAAATGCTTACATCATGTGGTACGTCTGATAAGACTATCAACCCTGAAGTCGCAAGACAAAAAACTCTTTGGTTGAATGCACATGGTTTTACATGGAAGCCAAACTTTGTTTCAAATAAACTTGAAAAGTCTAAGTATGCTACATCAACATCAATCTTAATTGATGATCACATTGGTTGCACTAAACCATTTGTTGAAGCTGGTGGAATTGCATTCCAACACCTAGATTCTGACTATCGCTCAACGGTTGACAAACTCCGTTGGTTCCTCGACGAATACTCTAACGACCGACTATGAATATCTTTTGGCTACACCCTGATCCTGTTGAATGTGCTAAATCACACCTTGATAAGCACGTTGTTAAAATGATTCTCGAATATGCTCAACTACTTTCAACTGCTCATCGTATTCTTGACGGGACTCAGTCTACCGTACTTTCTGACTCTGGTCGAAAAAAGAAAGTATGGCAACTTCCTGATCATCGGGATAGTGTGTTGTATTCTTGTACTCACGCCAATCATCCTTCCGCTGTTTGGGCCCGTGACAACTATCACAATTACAAACGACTTTACGCCCTCTTTGTAGCAACATGTGACGAGTATACTTATCGCTATGGTAAGGTGCACCTCACTGATACTAAACTTCGTGAAGTATTGGCTACACCACCAAACTTTGTTGACGATCACCGCACTCGCACATTGTTAGATCCTACACCAGCAATGCCTGATGAATGTAAGATTCCTGGTGATGTTGTCGGGTCTTATCGTAAGTACTATATAGATAAAAAAGCCGATATGGCTAAATGGACTAACCGTGAACCACCTGAATGGTTCATTAAAGGTGTTAAGGAGAAAGATGCCTACGTACAGTTACAAGTGCAAGAAGTGCGAGCACTATTTCGAAAAGATTCTAAAAATGTCGGAAAGAGACGAGCCAGTAGCTCAACCGTGTCCAGAGTGTGAAGGTGAAATCTATCGCACAATGGAAACAGCTGGTCTAATTTCTGACTATAAGACTACTACTCGACGTGCTGGCACAGAGTTTAATAACCGAATGAAACAAATCAAAAAAGGATCTGGTCGTAGCAATACGATTAAAGTGTAATGGCACCAAAAGCTAAAGTCGCTTCAACAGAAGCACCTAAAGTTGAAGTTGCAAAACTTCCACGTTTAAAGATTGAACATCTACAACGAGTAGATCCACTCACAGATAACCAATCAAAAGCTTTCCATGGCTATCATAAAGATAAGAACTTGATTTTATCGGGTTCAGCTGGTACAGGTAAAACCTTTGTCGCTATGTACTTGGCATTGCGTGAAGTACTTGAAGGTAAAGGTCCTTATAAGAAAGTTGTGATTGTACGTTCAATCGTTCCAACTCGAGACATTGGTTTCTTGCCAGGTGATGAGATGGAAAAGAAAGAAGTGTATATGTTGCCTTACATTGAAATTTGTAATGAACTGTTCAATGATAAACAAGCATTCCAACGCTTACAAGATAATGGTCAAATTGAGTTCTTAACAACATCATTCATCCGTGGTACTACACTTAACAACTGTGTTATTATCCTTGATGAAATGCAGAACTGTGTATTCCGTGAATTAGATACTGTGATTACTCGTGTTGGTGCTCGTGCACGTTTCATTATGTGTGGTGACTATTACCAATCAGACTTTGATAAGAAGTCAGATAAAGAAGGTGTGTTGAACTTCTTAAAGATTGTAAACTCAATGAACTCATTTACATCAGTAGAGTTTACATGGGCAGATATTGTACGTTCAGACTTTGTTCGCGACTATATCGTTACTAAGGAAACATTGAAGATCTCATAATGCAATATCGTGAGCGTGATGAACAGTATTCGAATAAAGCGCGATATAAGAAAAAGTATCGCAGTGAAGAATATGAATTTGTTAGTAAAAAGAAACCAATGAAAAAGGATAAGAGTGCTAAGTACAAACGTTACGACACGGAAGACCTTTGAGCATCTTGGTTGTGATCTTGGTTATGAAGATCTAATTGCAGAAACAACTGATAAGGGTAGATTATACGCTACTCCATCAGGTGTACAGTACCCATCAATCACGACAGTCTTAGGCCATTTTGGTAAGCATAAGCTTATGGAATGGCGTAAAGCTGTTGGTGAAGAAGAGGCAAATCGCGTTGGTAGACATGCTTCTAATCGAGGCACTGCACTTCATAGTATTTGTGAACGATATATAGACAACGAGGTAGATTACTTTACGCCAAAAACGATGCCACATGTCAAGATGATGTTTAATAGCATCAAACCAATCCTTGATGAACGCATTGGTAAAGTCTATCTTCAAGAAGTTCCACTTTACTCAGACTTCCTTCACTTAGCTGGTCGAGTAGATTGTATCGCAGAGTTTGATGGTGTACTATCAATCATTGATTTTAAAACATCATCACGTGTAAAGACCGCAGAAGATATTAAAGACTACTTTGAACAAGAAGCAGCATATGCTATTATGTTTGAAGAACGAACTAAACTTCCTATTGTCAACCTTGTAACTATCATGGCAGTAGAAAATGGTCCACCACTTGTATTCAAAGAACACCGAGATAATCACGCAGGTGACCTCGTCAAGAAAATCCGATTATACGAAAGAGAAAAAGGAATTCGTTATGAGCCAACCTCTACAACCAACAACTAATCATATTAAAGCATTCATTAATAAACCTGTTGCATCATTGCATACGTTTTATTTGAGTGGTACTATTGGAGAACCAAACGAGTACATCTCTTGGTTTGAAATTATGCGTAATGCTGGTGAGAATGATATCATTCAAATCCACATTAATTCTTATGGTGGTGATCTATTCACGGCTATTCAATTCCTTCGTGCAATCGCAGATTCACCAGCACATGTTATTTGTTCTGTTGAAGGTGCATGTATGTCGGCTGCAACAATGGTATTCCTTTGTGCTGATAGTTTTGAAGTGAGTGAGCACAGTGTCTTCATGTTCCACAATTATTCAGGTGGCACTGTTGGTAAAGGTGGTGAAATGATTGACCAACTTATGCATGAACGTAAATGGTCTCAACATTTGTTAAGCCGCATTTACAAAGACTTTTTGACAGATGATGAAGTTGCTTCTGTGTTAGATAACAGAGACATTTGGATGGATGGCGAACAAGTTCTTCAACGTTTAAAACTTCGCCAAGATAAATTTGAAAAGCAAGTAAAGAACGATGCAAAAGTACCTCGTAAAGCTCCAGCAGCTAAACCCGCAAAGCCAGCAGCTCGAAAAAAGCCAGTGGCACCTAAGAAGTAATAGCGTAGAAGAAATCGTACTTTTTATCACAGAACGGTTCCCGCGGGCATCAATCTGTGATATAATATCTACAACAGCGGAAATCTTTGTAGATGAAAAAGACGATCATAATACTCGCGGCTATAACTAATGGCGCCTTAGCGGCTACTGGCTCAGGTCAGTACCACTTTGGCCCAGACGTAAGCGAGAATTATGCTTGTGCTAAAGCCGAATCATACGCTAAGATCGATGCTATTCGTAGTGTCCTTGGTGAAACTATTACAGTGAATGAACAAAGTCAATGCCAAGAGACTTCAGGTGAAGTCAAATGTTCAATTGATTCTACTGTTCATTCACTTAGTGATTCGTACATCAAACGTTTAAAGTCTAGTGAACGCGTAGTTAAGTCTATTGCTGATAGAAAAGTTTGCAGTGTTGAAGTAGATGTTGAAGTAACTAACAAACAACCAAAGATCGATGCATTCATTGATGGACGATTCTTATATAAAAGTGGAGATGAAGTTCGATGGACATTCAAAACAAGTGAACCTGCACAAGTGTATGTGTTTCACATTGAGGGTAAACTTGTTAACATGATCTGGACACAACGTGTAGATGATGTAGTAACTATCCCTCCAAAAGATTATAAATTGATAGCTCGTGCAAGTAAGTTTGACGAGACAATGGTGTTTGTGTTTACGCAAAAAGACTTAAAGTTCTTGCGTAAATATAACGTGGATGAGTTCAACACTAAACTGATGGGCCTTCCAATACTTGATAGACGAATCATTCGTCGTAACCTCCTTATTGAACAATAGGATTATATTATGAAAAAGCTTTTAGCATTGGTAGTAGTTGCAACATCATTAGTGGGTTGTAGTAGCACTTCTCTAGTTGAGAAGAAAGCAGACTGGGTACAAGGTTCAGACAAAGTCGATTTGACTATGGCGCCTGAATGGTTCACTATGCATTTGGCAAATGATGGTTCACATATCTTTTCTACTGCAACAGAATACTCAGCAGATTATCAGTTTGCAATTGATAAAGCAATGTTAGCAGCTAAGGCACAACTTGCATCACAGGTTCAAAACCATATCAAAATGGAAACTGAAACTATGATTGCTGAAGAAGGTAATGGCACTGACATTGATGATGTTGAACGTAACACTAAGCGTGTAACTAAAGGCATTGTTGATAGTACATTGATTGTTGGCTTTAAACGAGATAAAATTGAAGTTCGTCGTGAAGGTCGTGGTTATCGAGTTTTTGTTCGCTTAGTGTATGACTATACCGACAATAACAAACTTGTACAGCAATCACAGCGTATTGAAAAGCGTAAAGCCAAGGATGCAATCAAGCTTCAAGAACGTAAGAATGACGAGAAGACATTGAGTGAACGTGCTCGGGATTTACCACACAACAACATTTCTGATGCCAAAGTCAAGTCACAAGTTGAGCAAGCTTTGGCACGAGGTGATGCTGTAATACTAACTGATACAGTTCGATAAGCAAAATAACGGTGTACAACGGGCATGACATGTGGTATAATAGATCCATAAATTGCACAGGAGCTGTACATGAGTATCGAAACAATTGAACAAACAGTTGAAGAAGTCATAAGTAATGAGACACCACTATTGATTGACTTTGGTGGTTTCTCTACACTTATCGTAGTCTTATTGGTAATTCTATTCATCCGTCCAATCATCACACTTTTGATGTATGGAATGGCAGCATTAATAATCTTTGCAGTGGTGAAAAGTTTTGTCTAAATTTGATAAATATTTACTTAGAAGCGAGATGGCTAAAGATCTACATGCGTGGGTCTTCTTCTCGGGTTCTTCTGATAAGAACTATTACTTCTCTAAAGTTACTGATGGTGAACATACATGTTATGAGGTTCCATTCATCTCTAAGTATGTAAGAGGATTCCTGTTAGTCGACTCAACGCGTTCAATCACCTTGCTTGCTAAGCGCTGCGATGGTGTAGAATATAACAAAGAATTTAGAACTGTCAGTGACACCAAAGATTTTCTTAATAGGTATCTTTTAGTCAAATGAATTGTGCGGCTATGGTCTAATGGATAAGGCAACGGTCTTCTACACCGTCCGATGGGAGTTCGAATCTCTCTAGCCGCGCCAATCAATTTTCTTAATAGCCATGATCAAAACGATTGACGTTAGATTGTGACTATTAAGAAAGTTTATTGATACATAATATTGAATCAAATTTATTAATGGAGAAATTATGTCAGTAACAATCAAAAATCTTGAAGCTGCTTTAGCAGGTGAGTCTATGGCTCATGTCAAGTATCGCTACTTTGCAAAGCTAGCTCGTGCTGAAGGTTTTGAAGATGTTGCAAAACACTTTGAACATACCGCAGATCAAGAATTATTACATGCATGGGGTCACTTAGAATTGTTGATCGGTAAACCATCAACCAAGCATGCAATTGAAATGGCTATTGAAGGCGAGACTCACGAGTACACCCAAATGTATCCTAAGATGAAAGCTGAAGCGATTGCTGAGGGTAACCAAGAAGCAGAACGAGAAGCAGCACATCAGATTGCTGAATCTGAGTATCACGCTGAAGAGTTTAAAAAGGTGTTAGCACTAGCAGAGAAACGATTTGCGGCATTAGCAAAAGTTGAGAAGCGACATGCTGAAGCGTATCAACAAGTTTGGGAGGCAATGTAATGTCAGATCGTGTTTATGTTTGTATTGTTTGTGGCCACACATTGACTGAGGAAGAATTCAATGCAATGCCAGATGATTATTTGTGTCCAGATTGCGGTGTATGTAAAGAAGACTACATCTTAATGGATTAAAAAATATTTTAAAAAAAGTTCACATAGAGAACACTAAACGTATATATAAACTATATGAAAAAATTATCCTTACAGCTCGTTAAAGTTACGCCGATGACACGTCAAAGTGAATCATCATGGGCAGGATTTTATGCGCACAATATTAATGATTGCGGTAAAAGTTCAGGGTTACAAGAAGGTAGTGGATACGCTTAAAGCATCTCACTAAACAAACTTCAAGAACCCTGACCCTAAAAAGTCAGGGTTTTTTCGTTATAGAACTAAAGTATTCAGTTTCTATAGTTTACTAATTTAGTCAACTACCTGTTTACAACGGGATCAAACTATGGTATAATTTATCCATACGCTGATTCGGTAAGCAAAGCTTCTAAGGAAGTTTACTAAATTAGTCAACTACTAGTGTACAACGAGTCAAACTTGTGGTATAATAGAAGTAACAAACAAATTGTAGGGGTATCGCCTAGTTGGCCTAAGGCAACGGTCTTTGAAATCGTCATCACTGGTTCGAATCCAGTTACCCCCGCCAAAATTTATTTTTAAGTTTTCGTATCTACGGGCTTAAAGTGTGGTATAATAACTACATGGATTAAAAATCCAAACGTTCTTTAAAAATTCATAGCAATTTGGAAGCTTGGCAGAGCGGTTTAACGCACTAGTCTTGAAAACTAGCGATCCTTAACGGGGTCCGTGGGTTCGAATCCCACAGCTTCCACCATATTGAAGTACATTATTCATGTCGTATAGGGGCGGGAATGTTTAGTGTACTTCAATATGGTGACTATATTAGAGTACATTAGTACGCATCACGAAGCTGACAGGAATTTATTCCGAGCATGACGATAGACGTTAGTGTTCTCTAATATGGTGAGTTGACAGAGTCTGGTTAATCGTACCTCCCTGCTAAGGAGTGTGTTGGAAACGGCACGTGGGTTCGAATCCCACACTCACCACCAAAAATTTTGGGCTGTTAGTATAGGGGGAATTACACTGGCCTTGCACGTCGGGAATAAGAGTTCGAGTCTCTTACGGTCCACCAAAATTTAATCTCCGCGAGATGTTACGGTAGCATCCCTGTCTTGGATACAGGAAGCGGCAGTTCGACTCTGCCCGCGGTGACCAAAATAATGAATCATATATGATACACTAACCTGCTTAATGAATCATATATGATACAATATGTCTGGATGGCAGAGCGGCCCATTGCAACGGATTGCAAATCCGTAAAACCGTGAGTTCAAATCTCACTCCAGATTCCATAAAAACTGTTGTACAACGAGTCAAACTTGTGGTATAATAGAAGTAAGATAATTAATGCGAGTGTGGTGGAATGGTATACACTACAGACTTAAAATCTGTCGCCCGTAAGGGATTGAGGGTTCAAGTCCCTCCACTCGCACCAATAAATTTTGTAAGAAAAGCAAAATAGTTGTTTACAACGATTAAATTATGTGGTATAATAAATCCATAATCTAAAAATCCTTTCTAAGTCTTTACGTAAAGTCGGAAGCATAAGGTTCTAAACATAGGGGATTGTTTTTAAGAACGATCATGTATGAATAGCGTTGGGATATATCATGGGGCTTTCATACACTTATACTCGATTCGTCTAGTGGTCAGGACATCTGGTTTTCAACCAGGCAAGAAGAGTTCAATTCTCTTATCGAGTACCAATATACTTCCATAGCTTAATAGTAGAGCAATCGACTGATAATCGATAGACCAAGGAGCGTTACCTTGTGGAAGTACCATTAATTGAATTCTCTGCAAGCTCAGAGGTTTGATCATACGTTATGTAACCTACACAATAAACCGTAAGCCTGCAGTAAAGCGTGTTGAATGTAGGCATATAGTGTAGAGGATTCAATTAATGGCTCTGTCATATAGTGGTTATTATACCGGCCTGTCTAGCTGGATATCGGGGTTCGATTCCCCGCAGAGTCGCCAAACATACTGGGTTCGTCTATCGGTTAGGACGGTGGCCTTTCAAGTCGCAAAGACGGGTTCGATTCCCGTACTCAGTACCAATTTATAGCGGGTAGGGTGGTCACCACTCCAGTCTCATAAGCTCGGAGCATCGGCAGTTCGAATCTGTCACCCGCATCCAATTTTGTAGTAAAACCCGACAGGAACGGGAGCTGGTTAATCCGGTCAAGATCGCAACTTGAGAGGTTCGAGTCCTCGACTACAAATCTTTTTATTCCGTACGAGCAAGCATGGTGTATGCGCTTGACTGTTAATCAAGAATGAGCTAGGTTCGATCCCTAGGTACGGAGCCAGAGCAAATAGTTACCTTGTTTTGATGCATGGTAACTCAACGGTTGTAAGTAACGATGGGTGGTAGTAGGAACTTACACTAATTTATGCATTGTAAACTTTGATGGTGAAGCCCTGCCTCTTAAGCAGAGTGAACTTGGTTCGAGTCCAAGACGATGCACCAGATTTTGAGATAGACGATGAAGTTGAGTCCCTTGTGCGCTAGGTCCCTGATTCTTGAGACTGACACGCCAGTAGCAACACAAGGTTGATAAACTCCTTCAATCGAGACAAGCCAATGAGTCCTTAAGAAAGATAGTTGGTCTCTCAAAAACCTATAATGGAAAGTAATGCAGCGGGGATGGTCCTGCGACTGGCCTTGAAAACCAGGTTCTGACTAAAATCGGATGGGGTTCGACTCCTCTGCTTTCCGCCAAGTTTTGTAAGTGTTAGCAAGTGAAGTCACGCTAATAAGGTTTCTTCGAAGGACCGAGTTAGTAGAAGGTAGCGGGTTCGATCCCCGACTGATCGGAAGATCAGTATACACGATGGCGTATCAACTGGATGAATCTCAAGTAACGTACCGACCTCCCTGTGCACATAACTGATGGGTGAATGGTTTCAATAACGTGGTGAAACAACTTACAAATTAAATTTTAAAATGGATGTGTAGGAAAATTGGTAACCCCAGTGGACTGTAAATCCGCCGCCTTATGGCACTACTTGTTCGACTCAAGTCACATCCACCATTTTAAAATCATTCTCAACGGTAGTTTGCCGCCAAGGTGTGCGGTTAGATTATCGGTTCCCCTGGCAGGGAGCGAAAAGTTTTTGTGCCAGCATTAACGAATGTATTGAGTGTGATTCTAAAATGGTCAATGGTGATATAGCACAATGGCAGTGCACTTCCTTCATACGGAATAGGTTGTTGGTTCAAGTCCAACTATCACCACCAATATATAATTTATGCCCCTGAAACCTTTAATGGATGAGGTCCTGTCTTGTAAGCAGGAGAAGTCGGTTCGATTCCGGACTGGGGCACCAATCAATCTCGGTGTAGCGCAGTCCGGTAGCGCACCTCGTTTGGGACGAGGGGGTCCAAGGTTCGAATCCTTGTACCGAGACCAATTCATTGTGGAGTTTTGATGGTAGCTAAGAACGATATTACAGGTGATTCAATACAAACTAAAGCAAGTACACAAGCATTTGCTGAAGGTGTTGATCGTATCTTTAATCATTCTGAAGAACGTAAGAAAAAAGAAAAAGAGAAATCTGAGTACTTTGCACGTCTTGCTGCAGAAACAAAAGCTCGAATGGAAGAAAAAGAATAATGCGTGCTTAGCTCAGCTGGTAGAGCAGTTCGTTGCCAACGAACAGGTCGCAGGTTCGAACCCTGTAGCCCGCACCAATAATACGATAGGAATAACGTTTAATGAGTTCCGCGAAAGCCGAGCATTAGATGCCTATTGTAAGAAGCCTCTCCCTAACATGCGGAGTATAATGAGATAAGTAGTATGTTAATTTGGGCAAGTGGTGGAATGGTATACACTCTGGTCTTAGAAGCCAGCGCCGAAAGGATTGAGAGTTCGAGTCTCTCTTTGCCCACCAAATTTTATGCCGCTAAAGCTAATCTAGTGAAAGCGATGGACTGAAAATCCATAGAGTCTGGAGCGTAACCAGATGGCGGCACCACTTATGGGCACAAGGCGTCTACTAACGTAGACATAAGTCCTTGAGCTCACCATGCGCTGTTAGTATAATGGAGAATATCCTAGGCTACGAACTTAGAGATGGTGGTTCGATTCCATCACGGCGCACCAAATAATTGTGTACAACGAGCATTCGTTGTGTTATAATAGAAGTATAATCGGTAGTATAGTATCGATAAAGGATAAGCATAGCGATATGCCCAAAGCTGGAATGCCTACATACCAGCGCTAGTAATAGTCCACCTATACAAGCATGCTCAGACTCGTGAGGGTCTCTTCACTAATAAGACTGGTGGAGATAACAATGAAGCAAGTGTTGTGGAAAGAATGTTCGCTTAAAGGCTTGAGTTGAAAGACGAGAGGAACCTAAGTGGATAGAGACTAACAGGTGGTGCTGTGGCTCACAACTAACCAACTTGTCAATTGGTATGAGAAAGTGTAGTGTTATATTCCGAAGTTTTGCAGCTAAGGGGTATGATGCAGTATTAATGGTTAATGGCGGGTACGCGAAAGCCGAGACCCCGACATCGATCGTGAAATACGACTGAGTAGCTCGCAAGGCAAAAGGTACATGGTGTGTTGTATTTTGTATTCCAAAAGAGTATGAAACAACAGGAGCAGCACATCATAGTAGGTTCAAAGTAGATCAATGGTAGATCGTCTGTCTTTTAAACAGAAAGCTATAGGTTCAAATCCTATCTTTAACAAAAATGCAAAGACTGCTCCGGTTGAATGCGAAAGGTATCTAACACTCAAGATGTTAAAGTCAATTGAGTCTAACTAAGCTCGCAAGGTGAAGTTAGTTTGTACAATGAATTTCGTAATGGTTTAGCGACTGTGAATTGCCCGCAAGGTAAATGTAAAGAGTTGTGTAGAGTAGTATTCAACGACAAGTCTAGTGCCTGACTTTCAAAACGGCGATACTGTTGAAGTACTAAATTACCGCAAGGGATTTAGTGGATGTCTAGAGAACATATGCTCGCAAGGTGTATGGTAATGCTAGAAGCTTCAACACAGAGGGTGTAATCTCAGCCCTCTACATATTAAAGTGCATTGGTGAGGGTTGATCCCTTTCAATAGAGATTCCTAAGGAATGCAGCTAGTGTACTTCAATATGTAAGGACCAATAGCTTAATGGTAAAGCAGTGTACTCATAATGCACCGAGTCTTGGTTCAATTCCAAGTTGGTTCACCAGCGAGTTAAAACTGTGATATAATGTCTATATAAAGGAAATATGAAATGCAAGTAAATCTACGTAAAGCAAACGCAATCCAAGCTGAAATCCGTAAGGCAATCTCAGCAGTTAAGTTAGAAACCACTGTTGCAGTGACTGAGTACACTGCTGACATCCCAGCAGGTTTGCAACTTGCACAAGACAATTTCCTTAATGCTATTAAGCGTAAGGAAGCATTGAACACAGTGTTGTTCAATATCCGATCATTGGTTGGTAAAGCTAATGCTCAAGTTGGTATCTCTGATGTATTGGCTGAAGTTCAACGAGTTGATGCTCTGTTGACTATTGTTGGTACTGTGGCAAATGCTACTGAAGCAAAGCCATTGACTGAAATTCAAGCTCGCATCGAAAAGATGAAAGCTAATACAACTGTTGATAATCGCTCAATGATTTATGGCGAGCGTTACAATACAGTTGAGACAAGCGTAATCTCAGAAACAGAGATTGCAATTGCAAAAGCTAAAATGAAAGAATTAAAGCGCGAAAAACAAGCGCATCAGGATAAGTTACTAGCATTGAATGTTGGTACAAACATCACCTTAAGTACAGGTGAAGTAGAACTTCTGAAAGACGAAGGTATCTTGTAAAAGTTTTGAGAAGGATGATAGGAAGTTATTGAGAAAGCCGCAATTTAGCCTCAACAGCTGAATTAACAATTCTACTTTTGGTCTTGAAAACCCAAACGTGCACAACCGGTCAACTCATAGTAGTTGCTCTTAGGAATAACCCAAAGACGAAAGTCGATTGCTTATTGCTCCTAGGACGTATAAACTTTGTGACCTGCTTATTGTGATTTGCATCTTGCAGGTTGCCCAGCGACTTTCCGCTTAATGGAATTGATTCCTTCTCTCTTAATATATCTCGGTAGTGTAATGGCAGCATGACAATCTCCAAAATTGTTGGTCGGGGTTCGAGTCCCTGCCGGGATGCCAAAGTTCGGTTGCAACTAATCTCAGGAACTCCCGTTCACCTGAGTTAAAATGACAAAAAAACGGGGCCATGCGGGTAAGGTGTTTATGGATACACACGAGTCTTCCAAACTTGAGTAGACCAGATCGTTACTGGCTACCCGCTCCAAATTTAAATTGCTGTGAATTTCTAAAGAATGTATAAAGTATTAGAAGACAACAAAGAATTATATTCAGCACGAACTTTAGATGAGGCTATGGTCTTTGCTAAAGGTTATGGGTATTTTGTAACTATCAGGGGTAGTGACTTTGAAGTTGTAGGTAAATTCGGTGTTGATACTGTGTCTGATGGCAAATGCCCAGATGGTATCGCATACGATTGGAATAAATCAAGCCGTATTGGCAGAGTAAAAAGAGAAAGATCATGAAACGAAAACAGATGGCAGTTGTTCGCGAACGCAATCAGTTTGTAGCAGCTGCCCTATTCCGTAAAGCTGGATCGCATCGTAAGTCTAATAAGGCTATGCGTAAAGCTGAAAATCAACGGGGGTATAACTTAACGGTCTAAAGTATCTGGCTTTTAACCAGGTAATCAGAGTTCGATTCTCTGTGCCCCTACCATATAAAAACACATTAGAATGCTAGTTCGATTCTAGCCCTAATGAAGTAGCATAATTTGGCAATGCGCTAGTGTGTTTCTATATGGTAATCAGGAGTAATTAACCTGCCCATATTCGGAAGTCATGACTCCGAAGAACTCGTAGTCTTCTAATGGTAAGAAAAGGCTCAGCTAAAGAGTCTAATGCAGGTTCGAATCCTGTCTACAATGAGTTTGCATATACCAACATATTGAGCTTGGGAGTCGTACTCCGAGTCGTTTCAGATAAAAATAGTTTAGACTTGAGTATTGTCTAAAATAATTGGCAGTATGTTGCTATATGATTATGGTGGCTATGGTGTAATGGAAGCACCCAACTCTGTGAAAGTTGTAGCACGGGATCGTTACCCGTTAGTCACCCCAAGATTATGCCTCTTTAGTTTAAAAGTAGAACACCCTCCTTACAAGTGGGATACGGCGGAGCGTTACCGTCAAGAGGTACCAGTTTTCTGCATAGATCAAGGGTAGATCACCGACTTTGCGCGCATGGAGATGATGGTTCGAGTCCATCTGTGGAATTCAATAATGCTCTCATAGTATAGAAGCAGTACACATCTTTGGTATAGATGAGAAGTAGGAGCGTTACCTACTGAGAGCACCATATATAGATTAACAACAGCGGAGTATAACATGAATGTATTAGCATTAGATGTAGGTGGAATTCCTCGTCAATGGCTATCGTTCGAACAAGCGATACTCTATCAAGCTAAAAATCAGGTAGCATGGTCGCTTGGAGATACGATAGCAACCTTTAGAGGTGGTGTGCAAAAGGATGGATCTGAATCTATTCTTGAAACGCCATCTATCATTGCCATTCGTGGTGGTGAAGGGTTCAATCCAGCGAAATTAGGTAATGTTGTTTTGACTAACAAAACCCTATTTGGTAGAGATCGACATGTCTGTGCGTACTGTGGCAATCATTTTACTGCTAACAACCTTTCCCGTGATCATATCACTCCTGTGTCACGTGGCGGTCAGAATGTTTGGATGAACGTTGTAACTTCTTGCAAGAAGTGTAACTCTGTAAAGAGCGACAAGACTTTGAAAGAAGCTGGCCTAGAGTTGCTGTATGTACCATACGCTCCTAACCATTACGAACATATGATTCTGTTGAATCGCGGGATTCTAGCAGATCAAATGGAATACTTAAAAACCGGTGTGCCCAAGCACTCACGAGTACTAAACTAACAAAGGACCTTCGGGTCCTTTTTAGTCACTATGTACAACGGGTTAAATCTGTGTTATAATAGATCTATCTAATCAAGGAAAATATTATGAAAATCGGTATTGCATCAGACGTTCATTTGGAATTTGGTCCATTGGTGATCGAAAATCCAGGTGATGTAGATGTACTTGTTTTAAGCGGTGACATCTGTACAGCAAAAGATTTAAGCTATGAAGCTTCAATGTATGGTGATACTCGTTCACATACTACATCACAACGCTATCAAGACTTCTTCAAACAAGTCAGTAAAAGCTTTAAGCATGTAGTGTATGTTCTTGGTAATCATGAACACTACAACTTTGACTTTAAGTACACCGCATTACATATCAAATCACAACTTGCTCATCATGAAAACATTTATGTTCTCGATCGTGAAGTTAAAGTGATTGATGACATCACCTTCATTGGTGGTACTATGTGGACTAACATGAATAATGAAGATCCACTTACATTGTTTCACATCAAGCAAATGATGAATGACTTCCGTTGTGTGTCTAATAGCAACCGTATGGTGACTCGTAAAGTTCCACTATACAAAGAAAATCCAGACTTTGGTAAAGACCCACAAGCTAAGAAGTATTTGCAAGATGCAAATGGTTACCATATCGAAGATGGTTACAAGTTCACTGAGACACCTTCAATGTTTTGTCCAGAAGATGCAGTCGTTGAATTCAAAAAGTTCATCGAATACTTGCAAGTTGTAACTGCATTCCTTGGTGAAGATCCAAAGAAGTATGTTGTATGTACACATCACACTCCTTCACATCAATCATGCCATCCTCGTTATCAGCATGATCAATTGATGAATGGTGGTTACCATTCAGATTTGACTGAATTGATTGCTGATAAGCCAAACATCAAGTTGTGGACTCACGGTCATACTCATGAAGATTATGACTACATGGTTGGTGAAACACGAGTGGTATGTAACCCACGTGGCTACATTAACTATGAACCTCGTGCAAAAACATGGCAATTGAAAGTGGTGGAAGTATGAGTAGAACAAAGTTAGTATTGGTTGAATGTGTAGCTTCATACCGTATGCGATATGTTGTAGAGGCTCCTATTGATCATCCTGAATATGCATTGGACACAGTGACTATGATGGAAGCTAAGGAGTTCTCTCAACTCTATCTTGGTGAAACTATCTTGTCTCATCGTGTAATGTCAAAAGATGAAGTGATTAAACTTTGTAATGAAGATAATGACTATGTTAAAACATGGAATGATGAACAAAAGTTAAATGCTTTTGTCACATATGAAAAGGATTTGCCGAAATGAAAGTCGACATTGGTCCCTACACTAGTTGGGTAGGCCCATATCAAATTGCTGACAAGATTTTCTTCTGGGTTGAGAAGTATCCATTTGATGATAAGCTTGAGAATCGTTGGGACTATCGTTTACACGATAAGTTTGGCACATGGTTAGCAAGCACTTGGGTAATGGGTTTCTGTACTTGGATTGAAACCTTTAAGAAGCGTAAAGTCAAAGTAAAGATTGACTATTACGATCACTGGTCTTGTGATGCTACACTAACACCTATCATTCTTCCATTGCTTAAAAGTCTTAAAGAACATAAGCAAGGTTCTGGGTTTATCGATTTGGAAGATGTGCCACCAGAAATGAGAGCACATTCTACTGAAGATTATGATGCTCAACAAACATTCGAATTTTATACAGATGAGAATGATACTCAGAAAATTAAATGCGATGTTCATACTCGATATGAATGGGCACTGAATGAAATGATCTGGGCGTTTGAGCAACTTAATAGTGATGATTGGGAAAATCAGTATTGGATAACACATCCAGAGATTGATTTTGACAAGTATCCTGAAGACGAAGGTAAAACAGTTATACCTGTTCGTTGGAAGGTAAAAGGTGAGTGTGACTGGGAAGGACGTAAGAAACATCAAGAACGAATTGATAATGGACTACGTTTATTTGGTAAGTATTTTCAAACTTTATGGGATTAATATGAAAAACGGTTTAGCATTGTTTGCAATCATCTTTGGGATTGCAATGATTATCTTGGGACCAATTGCAGCAATTTGGTCAGTCAATATGTTATTTGGTTTAGCTATTCCAACTACATTTGATACATGGGTTGCAGCATTGATTATCATGTCCATCATTCGAGGTGATGGCATTAGCTTTACGAGTAAGTAACTATGGAACTAATTATCGTTGGTGTTATTTGTTTTATGATGGGTTATTGGTTATCTGGTTTTGTGCGAGACATTAAAGACAAAATTGAAATCAATAAACTTGAACGTGGCATTACAGAACGTCTTGAGAAATTCAGAGAGAAGGTTATCCCTTCACGAATTGAAGAAGAAAATGGTGTGCTATATTTGTACAACAGCGATACAAATGAATTCCTAGGTCAAGCTAATAACTTTGATGAACTCGAGAAATCAATGGCAGATAAATTTCCGGGTAAACTTTTTAATGTGCCACAAGATGAACTTCGTAAATATTTAAAGGATTGATATGATTAAGACAACTAAAGACTTCAAACTTAGCAAGCGCAACAAAACATTGGTTGCATTGAGTGGATTAGACAAAGATGCTCGTGGTGTCCTAAAACGAGCGTTGATTGATGCACAAGCATCTGCAGAAAAAGCAGACTTAGACAATAAGCGCGCAAAGTCTAAGGACAAGAAGAATGAACAGTAATCAAATCACCGGCATTTTTATCGTTGCTATCATTGCAGTGACAGGATTGTTTGGTGGTCTAATTACTGGTAACATTTTACATAAGCAATGGGTGAAAGAAGCAGTGTCCGCATCAATTGAAAAAGGTCAAAATCCAATGTTTGCTAAATGTGCATTGGAAGATACTTCATCAACTGATTGTAGAATGTTAATTACTGCAATGTCATTGTCTGGTCAATTTAAAGATCCAGTTGCTCCTAAAGCTGAAAATACTTCTAAGAAGTAATGTATAAATATTGCTATGACAGCAATAGCAATTATCGGAGTAAGCACAGCGGGTGGATTATTAACATCTAACGCTGTGCCATGTAAAGTAAAAGTTGGTGGTAAAGAAGTAGCATTAAAAGGTTGTAATGTAGCACCTCATGGAAATGGTACACACGCAGCAGCTACTGTTCAAGCCACTACACAATCTAAAGTTACTGTAGGTGGAGTTCCAATTGTTTTAGTTGGTGACATTGCAACATGTAATGACGCAGTTGCTGGTGGTTCTACTAAAGTAAGTATAGGTTAAAGACAATGATTAAAGACGCAACACAATTAGACTATCCATCATTATCACTAGAATTAGAAGATAAGATTAAAGTATATGTTGAAAAGCAAAAAGCTTTACGTGGATTTGGTGAAGGTCCTGGTGTTTCATTTGGTAAACCAGAATTTGAAGAAATAATTTCACGTTATCAGACTTTTTATTCCGATAAAGTTCTTGGTGCAAATGAAACTTTCAAACTACCTAAAGAAATTGTAGATCAAATTTTAACTGAACTCAATTTAACAATTGAAGATTCATATAATTGTGTTAAGGTACAACTGGCTAGATCTGAAGTCATTCCTCCTCATATTGATTATATGAGAAAAGCAACATTATATTATTTGATGAGTGAGACTGGACCAAAGACAAATTTTTACGATGGACCATCAACACCTGATGACATCATTGCATATTTGCCAACTAACTTAACTAACAAACGTGAATACATTTTAGAAAAATCAAAGTGGTATTCATTTCAGAATTCGGCTATTCATGAAGTTGTAAATATTACTAGTGAGCGTGTTTCATTGGTGATTGATATTTCAAATGATAGTCTAAAAGAATTGTTGTAATTCCTTCAAAGAGAAGGACTGCTGGACGCGGGTTCGACTCCCGCCATCTCCACCAAAAGTATATTGAACTCCCTGTTCAGCCTTATCACCTGAACCCAAAGATGGACATAGTAACAATATACTTTTGATGGGGATGCCATGGTTTCGACAGCGGTAGATATTAGAGACGGCAACACGGTAGGCGATGACCGTTAATCAAGCAAATAAAGTAAATGCAAATGACGAAAGTTTCCGCATTGCAGCCTAAACGCTGCTAGGGTTTCGTTGGTGCACCTCGTAACAGAAGCACCAACACTTAACTAACAAGGAATATTATGACTACTAAATTAACACCTGAATTGAAGTTGCAAGCATACCAAGAAGCTCATCAACGTTTGATCTCACAATACTTTGAAGATAAAGCTGAAGACAAGAAGTTTCCAACTCAGTCAAAGATCATCTCAGAAGCTAAGAAGCTTTGTGGCTTCCTAACAGAAGAAGTTACATCCTAACAATACAATTGTTAAAGTGCAAAAGGACCGTTAAGGTCCTTTGCTCGTTCTTGAGGGTTAGTTCCTATAAATAGAATTGCAATCCTGCAATATTTTCAACGGAAGGTGAAAATGGAACTATCACTACAACAATTAAAACAACTACTTCCAAAAAATCCGTATGTAGATCACTGGCATCGTGCACTTGCACAGCTTTTACCAGAATATGAAATTAATACACCACAACGAATTGCTGCATTCATTGCACAATGTTCGCATGAATCTGGTGGATTTTTAACTCTTAAAGAGAACTTGAATTATAAGGCACCAACACTACGTAAGATTTTTCCAAAGTATTTCCCAACAGATGAGATCGCAAATCAATTTGCTGCATTGCCTAATAAGCAAGAAGCGATTGCAAATAAGGTTTATGCTTCTCGCATGGGTAATGGGGATGAAGCATCAGGTGACGGATTCCGTTACTGCGGCCGAGGCTTGATTCAATTGACTGGTAAGCAAAACTATACATGGTTTGCTGCATCAATTGGTATCACTGTTGAAGAAGCTTCTGAATATTTGCAAACATTTGAAGGTGCTGCACAATCCGCATGTTGGTTCTGGGAAACAAATAACCTAAATCAGTGGGCTGATAAAGGCGACATCTTAACGTTAACTAAACGTATCAATGGTGGTACTATTGGTTTAGAAGATCGTGTAAAACACTATGAACATGCGCTACATGTTTTAGGAGTATAAACAATGGGAGATAAAAAGCTAGTAAAGTTTTTATTCGTATTGTTATTATTGCCTTTGACATTGGCAATGTGTAGCGGAGATAGATATCGTTACCCATGCCAAGACCCAGCAAACTGGGACAAAGATTTTTGTAAAATGCCTATATGTGATGTGAATCGTACTTGTCCAGAACACATCTTTAAAGGCCAACGTGACCCAAGAATAGGACCTCCAAAAGATGAAGTTAAAGCAAACATTACTCAAGTGCCAGCAATGGCTCCAACACCAGTTACACAAGGAGCGAACTGTGGAAAATAAAGAGACATTCATTTATACAGACGAACAGTTGATGGCTCGTCTAAAGTTCTTCATTGGTATTTGTTTATCATTGACTTTGTTTGGCATTGTGTTCGTGGTATTATATTCACTAATCTTTGTTACACAACCTTTGAACGCAATTAGTCCTATTGACCAAAAGTTCTTTGAGTTGATTGTACCTATTGCTACATTCTTGACTGGTACATTATCAGGTATCATGTTAGCTGGTACTTCTAAAGAAGATAAAGACGCAATGTTGCAAGCACAAAAGAATGCTGAATCAAACTTCGAAGCTACAAAGAAGATGATGACTGCTCCACCTCCTGTGCAAGCACCAGTGTATGTACAACAATCATATGGTAATGTTCCAGTCGCTCAATCATTTACACCTGGTGTTGTGATGAGTTCAACTGGTAAACCAATGCCAGTACAACCACCACAAGAAGAACTATGAACTGGTTAAATAGTATGCTATCTGATGGAGTCAATGGCTCTGTTAGTAGCAAGAGAGTAGTAACACTCGCTGCATTTATTGTGGTGTGTGTTTCTTATATAGCCGATCAATTCTTCGGCTATAAAGCAACAGCAACTCTATTCGAATCTATGATGTATATCGTCGTAGCAGGATTAGGTTTTACTGTTTCAGAAAAATTTGCAAAGAAAGATTAACATGAAAAAGTTATTAGCAATTATTGCATGCACATTTGCTTTTAGTGCTTGTGCAAATGAACCACAAAAGGTTTGTGTAGATAAGATTGGTAAAGATGGTAAGGTAGTTACTAACAAAGATGGTACACCTCAACGTGAATGTAAGATGATGAAAGTTCATAAGAAACTTGAAGTCGAACAACCAGCAAAGAAGTAATCCTTCAGAAACTGGAAAGGGACCGTAAGGTCCCTTTTTTTATTTAATGAATAATGCTGCTTTAGTTATTAGTATTCCTATTCCAACTATTAGCATTAACGCTATGCCACTTAAACACATAACAACTATTGTTGCCATGCCAATGCCATATTGCATCAGTTGTCTTAATTTTTGTCTCATTATCGGCCTGTCCAAACTTTTGGCGATGATTCTAATCTTCGTTGTTCTGCTGTCTTTGGTATTACCTCATCACCAAGATGAGGATACTTTTCTATTCTATCATGAATCACATAAACAAATGATAAGCCAATTGCTGCTGCAAAGATTAAACCACCAACACCAATTGCAATCTCAGTGCGTAGTCTTTCTAATCTTTGTTTTCTTCTCTTTTGTTCACGATCTTGATCTTTCATTTGCCTAGCAATAAGAACACGTTGGGTTTCACCCATATGTTTCATCATTGCTTCTACTTCAGTGTATAGCGCACCAAGTTCAGGTGGTGATTGGTACACCATTAACTCACGAAGATCAACTGACATTTGCTCAAGTTGTTTACGCATTAAGACACGCTGTAATGCACGTTTGCCTAATGAAGCATCACCAGTGTAGACTTCGTTTTCAGCACGGCGTTCTTCTTCATCAAAGACAGCCATACACTTATAGAAGTTATCGTAGTAAGTACCAAGGTGATCGCCAATTTCACGATAGATGCCATCATGAGCACCTTCATTGGCTTTCTTGTTCATTTCAATAACCTTGTTCTTCTCTTGAATGAACTGGTTCTTCTGCTCTATTGTAGCAGGTTTTTCAGGTGGATGTAGTTTCTTAAACTGATCATCAAGGTCTTTGAGTACATCTTTAACTTCACCTGCAGCACCTTTGATGTCTTTGTATAGTTTACAGCCTTGCTTAACCGCAGCAACTGCTGAGTTGGCCAACATAAAAAGCGTAAGCGGATCCATATCACCTCACTCCAGTGATAGAATTTACATTGTATAATTTTAAATTTGTATTCGATTCAACGGCAATTGCCGGATATGTAGTCATAGCAAAAAGTGAAGACTTTTTGTCCATTTGGTACCTTATTGAGTGTAACTACTCACTCACCTGTTATTTATAAATAAAGCTTATGAAAGCACATATTTTGGGCAATGGCCCGTCAATAGACTTGTTCGAATCTGATGGAGAATACACAGTTGGATGCAATTTTCAACGAGTTCCAGTAGATTTAAGCGTAATTGTAGATTGTAAACCATTCTTGATTTACAAAGGCAATAGGAGTCTCATTCCAAACAATCGTATTATTACATCAAGATACGCGATGCCAACATTGGTAGAACAAGACTTAATTCGTGAGTTCGATATTATTCATACGATTGAACAACTTGAAAAGTACCAAAGTTCTGGTCATATTGCAGTTGATTGGTGTTTAGATCATGACTATACTGAAATGCATCTTTGGGGATTTGATTCTATTTGGGAAGACACTCAAGAAACTCGTAGTGATGAGCTTATTCCACGCAATAGAGCTCAATTCGATTTGTTTGTACATTGGCGAGAAAGATGGCAATCGTATAAAAATTTAAACATCATTGTGCACAACACTAAGGATGGCACACTACTTAAGGACTTACTATGAGTGACGACGTATTTGATTTTGGCTTTACCGCCATGACTGAGGATGAACTTGATGCTGTACAAGTTGTAACAGCTCAAGTTGAAGCAAGCGCTGGAGAAGTCGAGAAACTCCAAGCAAAGATTAAACAATTACGTTCAGCAGTGGAACCACTTCTTAAGAACCTTGAAGCAAATCCAGAAAAAGCCTACATTCATTGGCCTGATCGTACTGCAAAAGTGAAGGCTTTTAGAGCTCATCTTGATAAAATTGTAACATCTTAAAACTGTAACCTTTAGTACTACTTTGCCGACTGTGTCTAAAATGATACAGTCGGCATTTTTTTTTGCACAAAACCCTGTACAAGACCCGCAAACGGTGGTATAATTATTCTATCAAATCAAACAAAGGATACAAAATGCAAGGTTCTATTCGTATGGTTATCGGTTTCTTAATCGTTTTCGGTGCTGTTGGCGGTATGGACAACGCAACTGATGGTCAACTTTTTGCTTTGATGCCTATGGCCATCGCAGGTCTTGGTTTGATGTTCTCAGGCCTGAGCGCTATGAAATCTTTTGCAAAATAATTGCAAAAAGCCCTGTACAACGGGCTAAAACTGTGGTATAATTCTATCATGCAAACAAACTTTATTATGGAGTAACAAATGGCTCGTATTGCAAAATCTTTCTCTGCTGAATTCGTTCAATCTTTCGAAGACAAACTCTTCTCAACTTACCCTGAGATCAAGACTGATGGTCTCTTGAATCGTAAGCAAATCGTTGCAACTATGCGTGTGTTGGGTACTGAAGAATACCCAATGTGGTTGCTCCAAGAAAAGAATCGTAAAGGTCGTGGCGTTTACAAGTTGGCATCATATGTTGCACCAACTCCTAAAGCAGTCAAAGTCAAAGAAAACAAAACACTCAAGCAAAAACTTGCTGGCCCATCTGAAAACTCACAGCGTTGGGCTTCAGGCATGGCACCTAAGAAAAAGGTCAAAGCTAAATCTGATTTGACTGGTGCATATGACAACTCTGTTGAATTTGACGATGTCATGAGCCTTCGTGGCGAATTCGGTCTCGGCGAATTCCGTAACTCAATGGAATATTGATGGTTAAAGCAATCATTACATTCCTATTACTTTGGGGTGTCGTCACAGGTCTAATTGGAATGTGGCGTCATCTTCCAAACAATGAACGGTGGTCTACTGTTAAGGTAGCAACCTACGGTTTCTTTACCGCAACTATTGCAATTGCAATTCTATCAACACTCGTTATTTTATTTTGAAAGACATCATGAAAACATCTATGAAACTCTTGGCAGTAGTTGCCGCTATCGCAGTCTTGCCAGCATGTACTCGTATTGAAACAGGTGAAGTTGGTCTTCGTCGTGGTTTTGATAAACAGGTTAGTGGCAATGAATTACTGCCAGGTTCTTTCAACCAAACATTCGTTGGTGAAGTGTTGACCTTTCCAATTAAAGATGTTGCTGTTAAGATTGATGACTTGAATCCTCTTGCATCAGACAACTCTACAATGAAAGACTTTGACTTGACTGTTATCTACAACATCAATCAAGCTTCAGTGTCTGATTTGTATAACACTAAGAACAAATCGTTCCACGCCTATCATGATGGCGACACATACTTGATGTATAACTACATCTTCAATGCTGCTCGTAATGCTTCATACAAAGCTGCTCGTAAACATGAAGCTCTTGCTATGGCAGACAATCGAACAGTGATGGAAACTGACATCCGCACTGTATTGATTGAAACTCTCAAGGAAGAAAAACTTGATGGTATGATCACTGTTAGCCAAGTTTTGGTTCGTAGTGTAATCCCAGCAGATTCAATCGTTGCATCAGCTAATGAATTAGTTCGTGCTAAGAATGCATACAAGCAAAAGGAAGTTGAAGTGCAAACTGCTAAGAAAGAAGCAGAACGTATTGCAGCTTTGAATGCTAATGCTGGTGCTATTCAATACATGGATGCTCAGGCTCGTATGAACTACTCTGAAGCTGCTAAGATTCAAGCTCAAGGTATTGCCAACTTCAAGGGTGGTACATTGGTTCTTGGTGGCCCATCTCCAGTACTTAACGTGGGTAAACAATAATGGATGACATGATGGCCCTCATTATTGGTGCACTTGCAATTATTGGCACTATTGGATTTGTTTTATATCTGTTGAAATCTCATAAGAAAGCAGTTGAAGCTCACAAGCGACAACTGCAACTTATTGAGGAGCAGAATGAACGTATTCGTAAGGAACGACAAGAACGTCGTGCACGAATTGATGCTCAGTATCCACCTACTAGTCAAACTACATTCACACCACCAACACGAACATTTGTGAAACGTGAAGAAGTAAAACCAACATATGTACCATCAGCAACACAAAGTGTTACATTGCATGATAACACTGCAACTGATATGATGGTTAATATGATGATCATGGACGCTGTAACACGCCATCATAATAATCAACCGCATTTTAGTGGTGGATCAGACCCCGTCGATTTTCCTAAAGTAGAAACTCCTTCAAAGTCAAGTTCTTCATGGGGTTTCGATGACAGCGATAGTCGAGCATCAGCAAGTTCAAGCTTTAGTTCGAGCTCAAGTGATTCATCTTCATCGTGGTCAAGTTCTTCAAGTGACTCATCGTCTTCATCGGTTTCTTCTGATTGGTAATATATGGACTTAGCATTATTAGTATATGTCATTAGCTTGTTGCATGGCATTGGTAGTTTCTTTGTAGCATTGATCTTAGCATGTGGTGGAGTAGCCATTGGCAACTTCATCTATTGGATTGACTACTCAAATAGTACTGAACGTGAGGCTGGTGTTAAACGTCGTCTATGGAAAGCATTTTGGGTTGCAATTGCATCTGCGTGGGTATTGATTCTATTGCCTACTGAAAAAACTGCATATACAATGGTTGGAGCTTATGCTGCTCAGAAGGTAGCAGAGAATGAGAAGGTTCAACACATGTCAGGTAAAGTGTTGACTATCATTGAGCAAAAGCTTGATAGTTACATTGAAGATGGTCTTAAAGAAGCTGAAGAGAAAATTGAAAAGAAAGATCGGAAAAAGAAATGACATTCACAAAGGATGGTATTAAGTCTACGCTTAAGACTTACACAGCAAACGTTACATTCATCAAGGTTGATGGCTCTGAACGAGTGATGAAGTGTACACTCAATGAAACACTTATCCCGCAGTCAACTGAAGAAAAGAAGACTGATCGCGTTAAAGCAGAGAATGATAATGTACTCGCAGTTTGGGACTTAGAGTCTCAAGGTTGGCGATCATTCAAAATTGATTCTGTGAAGAGTGTACAGCGGGCTTAAAATGTGGTATAATAGTAGTATAGACTAAAGGACAATCATGGCAACAATTAAGATCGACGGCAAAGCATATAAACCACCACGTAAGCGTATTGCAAATCCAGCTCATGCTGATAGCAACTACACAGGTGAAGAACCTATCCATCATGGTGTTGAGTTCAAAGATGAGCAAGCTCGTACGATTGCATTGATGCGTGCCTTCAACTTTTATAATTACTATTACACTGGCAAGAACTTTAAGAAGGATTTGATTAAGTATGCTAAAGATGAACTTGGATTCGATAAAGACAAAATTGAATTACTTAACGCTGCGCCTGATTGGAGTTGTCTCTTGCAATCCGGAGCTCTACTACGTATGCGGGGCCGCGGTCTTGTTCTCCGCGATAAAGAGTATACATGGATAAAGAACAACGTTGAAGATATGTTGCTCAAAGGTGCTAAGCGTTTGGTAGCTCATAGAGAAGCTGAAGATGATGCAAACAAAGCGCCTGTTGTAACTGTACAAGATCGTATCAAATTCAAAGCACAGGAAACTGTTCTTGGTGATCTTGAAGACATGCTTGACCAATGGATCCTTGGTGAATCTCCAAAGATCGACGTGTATGAAGCAATGAAGGCAGCACTGTTGCCAACTCAAGCAGTTAAGTACATTGTTGATTGGTCTCAACGTCATCTTACCGAGATGAAAGAAGCTATAAATAAATCAGATCCACAACTAGTGGAAGCTTACAGTCACCTTTCTGCCAAGCGTAAGAAAGAATTTGTTGGCTGGTTCGAGGGTATCATTACAGACGCTCAGCGATTTGGTACAAACACCAAAACTGTCCGTAAGATACGCGCAAAGAAACCTGTATCAATCGAGAAACAACTCTCAAAACTAAAGTACTTGAAGGAGTCACCTGAGAACAAATTAGTTTCTATCAATCCGTCTCAGATTATTGGTGCTACAGAACTTTGGACTTACAATGTTAAGTACAAAGCACTTACCCGATACATCGCTGAGTCAGGCGTTGGATTCGAAATCAAGGGTACTACCATCATCAAGTACGATCAATCCACATCCGAAACACGCAAACTGCGTAAGCCTGAAGTTACTCTGGCCGAGGTACTGTCATCTGCAAAGATGAAAGCTGCTAAGGCATTTGTTGCCCTCACTACAAAACCGAGTGCACCAAATGGACGATTGAACGAAGATACAATCATACTAAAGGCAACTAGATGAACGAAATATTACTCTCAATCGCAACATGGATATCGGCTTTTGTAAATCCGATTCCACTTAACGACCAAGACGTATATTGTTTAACACGCAACGCATACTACGAAGCAAAAGGTGATAGTCAAATGTCACAGATTGCAGTCACTCATGTAGTATTAAATCGTATGAAAGACCCAGCATTCCCTAAGGAAGCATGCGAAGTGGTCTATCAATCACGCACCAAGAGTAGCACCAAGACTACATGTCAATTCTCTTGGTATTGTGATAAGAAGTTAATGGGTCGAGGCGTCGATCAAGAAGTTTGGAATGAATCACTCACTGCTGTTAAGTCAGCGTTAGAGATGTATTATCAAAAAGGTGTTGACGTCACACAAGGCGCAACGTATTATCATGCAAACTATGTGAATCCTGGCTGGCACAAACTAAAGAAGGTAACTTCCATTGGCACGCACATATATTATAAAGACAAAACATGAGTGAACAACCAGAAGGTCTATACACAAAGAAGACGTTCTCTGAACTCGTTGAAAAGCGAATGAAGGCAGATCGATCTACATACCTTGATGCTATCATTGATATTTGCAAGGAACGTATGATTGATCCAGAGGACATTGCTAAATTATTGAGTAATCCCATCAAAGCAAAGCTTGAAGCTGAAGGGATGAATCTTGGTTATTTGAAGAAAAAGAATGAGTTACAATTCGAATGAACCCTTTGAAGCGTATAAAATTTACAACGCGTGTAAGTTACACTTCGAAGGATCGTACGACTACTTCAAATATAATGGGAAGACTAGCGTAACACCTAAGTCTTTCTTTGCTCGACGTGATAAGTACTTCTTTGCCAAGATAGCAAAGAAGCATGGATTGAATGAACTAAAAACATTCTTTGCATGCAACTTTGCTCATCATGGTACGAAGTGGATTGGTGATCTACATGAAGAAACTGCTGACGATACGTATAAAGAATACAAAGCGTTAATGGAATCTTTCACTTATAGGTTTAAGAACGATATATATAAATTAGTAAGCGATAATGACTTCAAAAGTTTATTCGTTATTGATGATGGACAACATCCTATCTTAGTCAAAAAACTATTAGAAGATGAAATCCCTCTTGAAACGTTTGTAGTTCTCAATCGCTACTTAGGGTTCATGCCCAAGTTCAACAAAGAAATTAAAGACCCAATTTTGTGGCCTGAACTTTCTAAGAAGATCTTAAAGTATGATCCCTTCATCACGGTGAATAACGAAAAAGTCAAGGAAGCGTTAAAAGATTGTTTACAATCTAACGTAACATGATATAATAGTTACTCCATACTCTGTTTAAAATTGTACATTAATAAAAGGAAAATACAATGTCATTAGCAAATCTCAAAGCAAGTCGCGCAAGCGCTATCAATAAACTCGTCGCAGCAGCTGATAAAGTTGGCGGCGCAGGTCAAACTCAATCCTACGAAGATAACCGATTCTGGAAACCAGAAGTAGACAAAGCTGGTAACGGCTTCGCTGTACTTCGTTTCTTGCCAGCTCCAAGCGGTGAAGACATGCCATGGACTCGTTACTGGGATCACGGCTTCCAAGGCCCAGGCGGTTGGTACATCGAAAAGTCATTGACCTCTATTGGTCAACCTGACCCAGTTGGTGAAGTCAACACTAAGTTGTGGAACTCAGGATTGGATAGCGATAAGGAAATTGCACGTAAGCAGAAGCGTCGTCTTCACTATGTTGCAAACGTTCTTGTGGTAAGCGATCCAGCACATCCAGAAAACGAAGGTAAAGTATTCCTCTTCCAATTCGGTAAGAAGATCTTTGACAAGATGATGGATGTTATGCAACCTCAATTCCAAGATGAGCAACCTGTTAACCCATTCGACTTATGGGAAGGTGCTAACTTTAAGTTGAAGATTCGTAACGTTGAAGGCTATCGTAACTACGATAAGTCTGAGTTCGATAAGCCAAGTGCTGTTGCAAATGGTGATGATGCTGAACTTGAAGATATCTACTCAAAGGTCTATACATTGAAGGACTTCACTGATCCATCAAAGTACAAGACATACGATGAGTTGAAAGCTAAGTTGGAACGTGTACTTGGTGCTTCTGCTCCACGTACAACTGCTGAGTCTATTAAGTTGGATGAAAGCGTTTCAGCACCAAGCGTTGGTCGTACTCAACATGCTCCTATGGATGCAGGTGATGACGATGACACATTGAGTTACTTTAGCAAACTAGCTAACGAAGCTTAATTACAAGGGGACTTCGGTCCCCTTTGTTGTATATGCAAAAGATTAAACCAGGACGTTATAAACCAAAACAATGCCCGACATGTGGTATCATTCACAAAGGTCGTGGAGTGTATTGCTCAACTGCGTGTTCAAACAAAGGGCGTGAAGTTACTGATGAGACTAGACAGAAGTTAAGTCAAAACAAACATGAGTACATGCAAACACCTGAAGGTATCGCTAACATGAAGCTCATGAATAAGAAACGTGAGCAACAACTAGAGAATGATGAGAAGGCAAAGCGTGGTGAGTATGTTCTACAAGAAGATGATTGGTATGTGGTACCATACGGTGAACCAGATGAAGATGATGGAGTACACTTATGACAGATGAAGAAGCAATTGCTAAGTATGAAGCGATGGAAGAATATTTTGGTAAAACATTACCTGACATAGAGCATGAGCCATTACGCTTTGCTTATTACGTCAAGGTGTATGACTATTACAATACACCACAAGAATCTTAAAACAAAACTATTCAGTTTACACGGGCTCCATTAGGAGCCCTTTTTGTTACCTAAAGTATACAGCTGGTTTTAGTCAACTATTAAAATAACAGTGTACAAAATCTCGACATGTTGTATAATCAATCTAACAAAACAAACAAAGGAATACAAAATATGTCATTCGAAAAAGTGGTTCTCGAGATAGTCGGTAAAGTAATTGGTCAAGACGATACAGCAACATTTTGCTATGGCACCTTGTTTGTACCTGAAATCACACCTCGCCAAGCTGCTAAAATCGAAACTGCTTTGAATGAGCGTTTCAGTGGTGGTGGTGTAATCGTGAGTAAGACACCAACTGAGTTTGCATTTGATTTTGTCTAAGGAGTGATAATGTTCACACAGCAAGAAATCAAACAACCAGAGTATGTCACTGTACCTCTAACGCCAGCACAGGCTCGAGAGTTTGACTTTGCATACTTCTGTGGTCGTAAGTATCCTAAGAGTTGGTACCAAGTGTTTGAGCTTACTGACCCAGACAATCACTGGAGTTTTGTTGATGAAGACAACATTTTGTTTGAATCTGATTGTATGGCTAAGGTTCATTCATTTGCATATGAAGCTTGGAAGGCGTCCAACAAAACAAAAGTCTACACCATCATCCAAGCATATGATGAATCATGCCGAGGTGGTTATGGATTTACTAAGGAATAAAAATGACAGTACGTGAGTTGATAGAATTGTTAGAAGGTTACGATGGTGACAAGGTTGTGATGATGGAACAAAACGGTGGCGAATATGTTTCCGACTTGGAAAACATGGAAGTTCGTGAAGGTGAAAACACTGTGTGGTTATTGGACTAAGGAGAATATTGTGGAAGAAAAAGAAATCGTAATGCCAGTGTGCCCATTCTGTAAGACAGAGATGAAGGCATACTACTTCACTGGTTATTATGAATCATTCTCTATGTGGGAATGTAGTTGTGAAGAAATTCCAGGTGCTGAAGAAACACGCGGTTGTTACGCATAACCCTGTACAGCGGGATTGTGGTGTGGTATAATAGAACTCTGTGATGATAGGATAAAACATGATTGATGGTTACGATACTGAGGAACAAGCAATTGAAGCAGTTCAAGCACAGGCTATCAAAGATGGTGGTGTTGATTACTTCTACGGAATGACTTGTAACGACTATGATGATGGTACATTCTGCTCAGGTTGGGATGGTGAATCTCGTCGTTGTGATTGTGGTAATCGTCGTGTTGGCTGGATTGCATCACAGCTTTCAACAGGCAAGTGGACTGCTTATGCGGAGGCATATTAATGGGATTGAATGAGTATTTGTTGATGTTGGCTGGATTGCCAATGATCATTTTGATTTGGGGTGTAACGTTTGCTATTATTGACTCTGAACTATTGAGTGGTCATTTCAAACGTAAGATTCAAAAGTATTTAAACAGGGATAAAGAAGTATGATGGAATTTGAATTGGACACTAAGTCCTGGCACTTTTGGTTGGCGAACTTTGGTACACGACGTGTTCGTGAGTGGCGTGATGACAATGACCTATGTTCATACATCCGAGCAGTCTTTTGGGGTTCATTGCTCTTTTGCTTTACAGCCGCATTGTGTTTAGGCTTTGCTGCTATTACAGCTAATATGTTGTATGAGATCTATATGATCTATGCATATGATGCAGTGTTTACCGAATGGGGTAAAGCAGCATTCATGTTGTATACTATCGTCACACTCTTGTTTGGTTTGTTAGTGCTTGCATGGTTCACACATGAGAAAGCTATCCCTGCGGCTGGTACAGCATGGCGTAAAGTGATGTATGGTAAACATAAAGAAGACCGTCCACCAACATTCCTTGCTCTGACTTATCGTAAGTTCAAAGAGAAGACCTGTTTCAAAATCAAGTTCAAACAATACAAAGAGGAATAATCATGGCAGGTAAAGCAAAATCAGTATATCTCACAGTGTGTCCTAAACGTAATCATATGAGTGTATTCAAGAAAGTATTCTTTGATGCTAAGTCATATAATGAGTATGTGAAGACTGAAGAGTTTCAAGAGAAGTATCCTAAGGAAGAATATGACATTATTAAAGAAGTCTATTAAAGAACAGAAGGCCAACTATGTTGTAGCACATTACTGGCCTGATGGGAATGGTGCTATTGGTTGTTATGCTTACTTCAGTGAGGTACAATTTGACACCGTTAAAGATGCTCAGAAGTTTAAGAATTATGTGATTGGCAAAAGACCCGATCGTGATTGGAAGATCTTTCAAGTAGTGGAGACAGAATTATGAATGATGTAGTTAGACCAGATAAACATGCAGTTGAACTCGGTCGATTGACAAAGAAGTTGAACAAAGTTAAAGACCAACGTGATAAAGCACGTGCTGAGTTGAAAAGTTATAAAACAGTATTGACAGATTTGCCTAATCTTCAACGACGATATGATGACTATCAAAAGTGGAAGAAAGAACAAGAAACTCTGCATTCAATGAAAGTGCGTATCAATGAGCAATCATTGTTGATCAGTAAATTAACAGGCAAACTATGACAAGTATTCTCATCATCATTTATAACCTCATCCTTGTTGTAGGTGCAGCGTATCTCGTAGATCAACGCGGTTGGTCGATGTGGGTATTCCTATTGACTGCATGTTTCATGATGGTGAGTAATACAAAGAAGAAGGACAAAGAATGACATCTCTAGCAATATCATTTAAGCTTACACTCACACTTCTTGTCATCCTCTGTATGTGTTGCATGGCTGCTGAGATCGTATGGAAAAGCTCATCAGCATTAATGCCTAACTGGTTTGTGGTATTGCTAGCATCAACATTCATTCTGTTTGTCTTTGGTGTAGCAGCAACATTCCTCTTATTAATTTGGACTATCTAAGGTGTACAGAATGACTAATGAAGAATTAGTAGATGATCTACGTGGTAGAGCAAAGACTCGTAGACAGATCGCAACACGTAAGTCTGTGCAGGAAGGTAAGCCTGATCGATTGGCAGATCTCCTTGACCTAGCAGCAACACGTATTGCATTGCTTATTGGCTATGATGAGACACTCGCGTATTCTGATGAATGGGATGCGTATTACAATAGGGTAACCAATGAGTGGACAGAAAGCAAATGCAGTGATCCAACATGCGAACAGTGCACAGGAAGACCAGAGAGACCATTATGAACGAACGAATTCGAGAACTTGGCGCGAATGCTGGATATCCAGATTATATGACATACGGTCAAGACAAAGTGTTGGAAAGATTCGCTGAGTTGATTGTGCGAGAATGTGCTTGTATTGCTGATGATATGAAATCATTAGATGTGTCCGCAGAGATTAAAAAACATTTCGGAGTTGAAGAATGAATGGACGAATTAAAGAACTGCAGTTTCAAGCAGCTGCGCAAGTCAATCCTTTGTTGGAAGGCTCTGAGTGGCAACAAGTGTTTGTTGAGAAGTTCACAGAGTTGATTGTTCAGGAATGCTTGCAAGCATGTGAGAACATTCGTCAAGACGCATTGGTACAAAAGGAAAGTGAATTCCTAACTGACTCTGGTAAAACACTTTATGAAGGCGTCTATGGTGGAGCAACCAACTGTGGCTTTGCTATTCAATCGATGTTTAAAAGTGAATGATGAGTGATACACATTTCCTAGCATGGATCATCGTCCTAGCATTAGTATTCACTGGATCGCCCGGTCTTGGGTTCATTCTAGCTTTGTTTTTACTGTAACCAAAAGTATACAGCTAAGTTTAGTATACTATTACACAAAGTTGTGTACATTGCCCGCACGTATGGTATAATTATTCCATCAAATCAAATAACGGACTAAACAAAATGTACACATTCCAACCTCTCGCTGATATCCCAGTTGATCATGCCGGCCTCTTCATTATCTGCATGGGATGTTTCATGTGGTTGGCAATCGTATTGATGAACGATGCTGAAGAGTTCTTCGTCAACTTCTTCTTTGTTGTGATCGTGGTTGCTATTGCTTATGGTGTATCATTCCATTGGACTGATCAAACACCTAAGACATTCAAGAATGAACAAGTCGTTGGTGAGTTGGTAGGCTTTCAACCAGAAGGTTACAAAGAGAAGTCAGGTAAGTCGTATGTTGATCGTCATTACATGTACATTGTGTATAGTGTCAATGGTCAGCAAGTCATCTTACAAGCTCAGACAGGTAAGACATATCCAGAACGTGTAACATTGTACAAGAACTAAGGAGTAATATATGAAACGCGGTGAAATGCTCGACAAAGCCCTACTGATTGCAACCAACGCTCATCATGGGCAATTCGATAAGGGTGGTACACCTTATATCTTGCATCCATTGAAGGTCATGCATTACCTGAAGAGTGAAGAT